GCGGGACGCACCCGCCCCCTTGCGCTATCTGGGCGCAGCCCTGCTGATCGCCGTCGTGGCCGGCATCCGGTTGAGCCTGGGGATCGACAGCCTGCCCTATCTGCTGTTCATTCCCTTCATCATGGCCGGGGCCTTCTGGTTCGGCCTCGGTCCCGGGATCTTCGCCACCCTGCTGTCGGTACTGCTGGCCGAGACCCTCTTCGTCAAGGCCCCGGCCTATTTCGCGCTGTTCTCCGAACGCTGGGTGTCCCATGCGCTGTTCGTGCTGGTCAACGTCATCATGGCCATGGTCTGCGCGGCCCAGCGCCGCAGCCTGGAGTCCCTCCATCGCTTCGCCGGCAATCTCGGCGAAGAGGTGACCCTGCGCACCCGGCAGCGTGACCTGATCTGGCAGGCCAGCCCCGACCTGCTCTGCACGGCTACCCTCGAAGGCCAGCTGCTGGACCTCAATCCGGCCTGGACCAGCACCCTGGGCTGGAGTGCAGAGCAGCTGCGCCACGAACCCTTCATGGCCTTCGTCCACGTCGAGGATCGCGCTCGCACCGAGGCGGCGCTGGAACGCCTGACGCTTGGCGAACCGGTGTTCGGCTTTGAGAATCGCTATCGGCATCGCGACGGCGGCTATCGCTGGCTGTCGTGGAATTCGGTCTTGCAGGATGGCCTCATCTATTCCGCAGTACGCGAGGTCACGGCCATCCGCGAGCAGCAGGAAGCCCTGCGCCAGACCGAGGAACAGTTGCGCCAGAGTCAGAAGATGGAGGCCGTGGGCCAGCTGACCGGCGGCATCGCCCATGACTTCAACAACCTGCTGACCGGCGTGATCGGCAGTCTCGACATGCTCAGCCTGAGACTCGCCCAGGGCCGCTACACCGATCTCGAACGCTATGCCACGGGCGCCAAGGGCGCCGCCGAACGCGCCGCGGCCCTGACTCACCGCCTGCTCGCCTTTTCCCGCCGCCAGGCGCTGGACCCCACCGCCACCCAGACCAACGCCCTGGTGCTGGGCATGGAAGAACTGATCCGCCGCTCGGTCGGTCCCCAGGTCGAGATCCACATCGAACTGGCCGAGGCGTTGAATCCCACCCTGTGCGATCCCCACCAGCTGGAGAACGCCCTGCTCAACCTGTGCATCAACGCTCGGGATGCCATGCCCGAGGGTGGGACGCTGCGCATCGTCACCGCCAATCGCCGGCTCAACGACGCCCAGGCGGCCGCCCTGGAATTGCCGCCTGGCGACTATGTGACCCTGGCGGTGCTCGACACCGGTACCGGCATGCCATCCGAGGTCCTGGCACGCGCCTTCGATCCCTTCTTCACCACCAAGCCGGTGGGCATGGGCACCGGCCTCGGTCTGTCGATGATCTATGGCTTCGCCAAACAGTCCGGCGGCGTCGCTCATATCGTCTCGGCACCCGAGCGGGGCACTACCGTTACCCTCTATCTGCCGCGCCTGGTGGACGTCCCGCCGCCGTCGGTCGAGACGCTGCGCACCTCGCCGTTGCGCTATCCGGCCGGCATGACGGTGCTGGTGGTGGACGACGAACCCCTGGTGCGGACGCTGGTGGACGAGGCCCTGCGCGAACACCGCATCCGCACCCTGGAGGCGACCGATGCCGCCACCGCCCTGCAGGTGCTGGAATCGGATACGCCGCTGGACCTGCTGATCGCCGATGTCGGCCTGCCAGGCGGGCTGAGCGGCTGCCAGCTCGCCGCCCTGGCCCGTGAACGCCGCCCCGGCCTGATGACCCTGCTGATCACCGGCTACGCCGAGGCGGACCTGCCCGGTCAGCCCCTGCCGGTCCCCGGCGTCGAGGTGCTGGCCAAGCCCTTCACCCTGGAAAGGCTCATGACCCAGATCGATCTGCTGCTGGCCGCCCGCGAACAACGGTCGCAGGCCTGATGCCGCTGCCCTGAGCCGAGCGGGGCCGACAAACGCCGCCAGTTGATGGACAATACGCGGCTATCCACAGGCAACCGGATTGAAACACCCGCATGAGCGACCTCTCCGCGCACACGCCCATGATGCAGCAGTAGTTGTGTCTAGGCGCTGGAGGCCGCTCTGCTGCTGGCTTCGCTTCGAAAACTGTCTAATCTGGTTTCGCCGATTTGGCCGATTTTGACCCAGTATTGGCGCGGTTTCCCGACTTTCAATTAGACAGTTTTCCGCCCTCCTCCGGCGTTCTGCCGACACTCAATCCCTCCCCTACTGACAGCTCAACACCGCCGCCACCAGCTCCCTCTCGTAGCCGATCCGCTGCCGGCGCTCAGCCAGCAGCGCGCGCACCTTCACCTCCAGGCTGTCTTCCTTGCGCAGCCCCTCCGCCGCCCAGGCCGGTACCGCCGGCGCCTTCACCCGACACGGCACCTGGACCGGCACCTCTACGCGCACCACGCGCGGCTCAGGCTCGGCAATGGGATGGCCAGCGCACCCCGCCAGCACCAGGAAGACCACCAGCATTAGAAAGGCCGAAACCCGCGCCGTTGCTGGTCTAGAGGCTATATTGATGGCGAAAAATCGCTGGTTTTCCAGCAGCACACCACCAGGGTGCCTTGCATGTCCAGTCATAGGCCCAACTCCTTGTCGATGATGGCCGCGGCGGCTGCCGCCGGGTCGCCTCCGGTGCGCTCCTGTTGCAGGCGGTTGGCTGCCTGGTAGTCCTCGCCGGCGGCCTTGGCGGCCTGCTGCTGGATCGGCTCGGTATTCTTGGAGCGCTTTTCGGCGGCCAGGCGCAGATCGGCTAGGGCCTGGTTCTGCTGCCCGACCTGCCCTTCCAGCGTGCTGCTGGTGATCCGGCAGGACGCCAGGGTGCTGGCCGAGGCCGTCATCTGGTCCTGCAGCTTCGCGACGACGGGTCGGTAGTGATCGGCGGTGAGCCAGTAGGCGGTGCCGGCACCTGCCAGCGCGCCCAGGACGAGCACCACGACTGCGGCGACCGCGAGCACGGCCGCCCTGTACTGCTCGAGCACGACCATCACTGCACCGCGGCCAGGGCCTGGGCGTAGATCGCCTCCCAGGTCTGCGGGTGAGGCTTGCCCGGGCGCCAGACGCGGGCGTAGAGGTCCCAGGCTTCCTGTACCTGGCCAAGGGCCGGCAGCGGCTGAGGATCGGTCCACAGCAGTAGCCGGGCGAAGGCCGCGGCCAGGACGTCGTCGCGCTCCAAGGCCTCATAGACCGCCGGCGCGGTGGGCTCCACATCGCGAGCAGCGCAGACCTCCAGCGCGTGCAGTCGGCTGGCAGGGTGGGTCAGTACACCGCGTACGCCGCCGGCCTGCTCGAACTGCCACAGCCCCCGGGCCGGGCCGCCGATCTGGCGCCGGAACTGGAGACGCGATTCCTGCAGGCCGATGCCCAGCAGCATGACGGTGGCACGCTTGCCGGCCATCTTGGCGGGCAGCAGGGCGAAGGCCGGAGCGATGGCGCCGGTCTGAGTGGTGTCGAGGGCCATGGCTTTCTCCAGGCAAAAAAATACCCGCACTTGGCGGGGTTGCTGTCCTCACGTTCGCGAGGATTGAGGTGTGCTGCGAGTTTCGATCTGGTCAATTCCGCAGGAGCGGGCGGATTTCTCCAGGTGCAGGTTTAAGCCGCGGCCTCCGTATCCGAAGGGGTTGCCTTGAGCGCTGCCAACTCGGCCTGCAGCTGGCTGATCTGGACAGACTGCTGCTGCACGGCGCCGATCAGGTCGGTGATGATGGCGAAGGTATTCAGGTTTTGGATGACCATGTTGCCATCCTCGTCCACCTCGTCCTTGGTGCCGGTCGCTGCCAGGGGGTTGGCCTCCGCCGCCTCATGGGCGATCAGACCCTGCACCACGTCGACGTTTCCGCGCCAGGCGCCCTGCTGACGATACTGGTAGGTCACTACCCGATATTTCTGAATCCTCGCCACGAAGTCGTCGGTGAGGGTCTTGATGTTCTTCTTGATGCGATAGTCGGAGCTGGACAGCTGGACGTTTCCGACGTTGGTGCCGTCCACCCATGCCTGCAGGGATCCAGTCCAGTTGAAGTTGAAGCAGCTGCTTCCGTAGCTGCCAGACACGCCGGTCCGGCAGGTAAATCCGCCGTTCACGGCAAATCTGGCCACACCATCAGCTGCAGCCGTGAAGATCAGCCGGTTGGCATTGTCTTGAACGATTCGCCCGGTGAAGTCCGCAGTACTGTTGGCGTAATGGAAATCGATAAATGGAGTGCCTGCCTGGAGCTCTATCCCGGTGAATGTAGGCGCTGAGCTGGGTCCAAGACCTAAGCTCGCACGTGCGCCAGCAGCATCCACTGCTCCGGTTCCGCCTTTTGCAACTGGGACTGCATCTAGTGCAGCCGTTGCCAGGCCCAAATTTGTTCGGGCATCTCGCGCATTATCCGCACCCGTTCCACCCAGGGTGACCGCCCTGGTTCCATACAGCTCCTCGAAGTTAGCATTGGCCTTTTCAAAGGCCGTCTTTCCCGGGTCACCCCGATAGGTTCCGTGATCCGTGGTGGTGTCAATTACTTGCCGGGTCATGCTCAGGCCTCGTGGCTGGGGACCGCATAGATGAACGGCCAGTTGAAATAGGGGTCATTCCCCGACGGCGAGCCGAGGACGTCGTAGTTCTGGTAGTACTGCGCCATCTGGGTGTTGGCGCGGAAGTAGCCGTAGCTAGCCACATTGCCCTGACCTGCACCGTCCAGTAGGTAGCCGGTGAAATTGGAGATCAGGATGTAGCTGTTGGCGCTGACTGAGAACGTGTCGGTCGTGGTCCAGTACCAGGTGCGGTTGTAGCCGGACTGGTTGATAGGCCCGTCCCGCCGGTAGTTGCGAGTGGCGTACTGGAACACCATCTGCGGGTAGCCGGCGTCCAAGATGAGATTCCCCTGGGGATCCCACATCTGGACGCCCCAGGCCCCGGAGCTCTTGGGCGGCATGAAAACCGCCACGCAGTAGGTGTAGGTCTCGGTGGTGCCGACGATGTCCGGGCTGATGGTCATGCCCGTCCAGTTGCCCGGGCTGCCCAGTTGCCTGAAGTTGCCGCAGCCGTAGCCGTTGGCATTGAGCTTCTGGAAAACCATCGGTGGCTGCTGGCTGGTGATGGCCTGCGGCCAGTTCACCTGCAGTGGCTTGTTGGTGTTGGCCGCCACCACGTACTGCGCGGAAAAAATCCAGTGGAGCAGCGAGTTCTGGCCGTCGATCACCAGGGCGTTCTGCTCGTTGAACAGCTGAATGGCGTAGCTCATCCGAAGGACACCGCCAGGATCAATGCCGACTGGTTGCCGGTCATGTTGAGGGTCACCCGCCGACCATCGATCCGGTAGGCCGGGATCCCATAGCCCGCCTTGTCCTCCTGGACCCAGATCATGTAGCGAGATCCCAGGTCCCCAGGCACGTCGTAGGTCATCGTGGTGAAGTTGTTTGTCGGGTTAGTGATGACGCCCCGGTGAATGATCCGCAGGGCGAAGCGGGCGCGGTCCAAGATCCGGCGCCCATTCGCGTCGTTGATGATGAAGTCATAAGCGGCCATTAGAATGGCTTCCCGATCAGCAAGCGCAGCCGGTTGTTCTCGTCGTACATCACCAGGCGCACGTTGGTGATGTTCAGCCGCCCTTCCCCGGCAATCGAGCCGTTGATCTCGAACGAGCCGCCCTTATCCAGGCGCCACCCTGTTTGCTCAGCCACATAGTCGTTGGACTGAATGGTCTGGCCGATCTTGGCGTTGGTGATGGTGCCGTCACCGATGATGGCGTTGTTGATGATCGTCTGGCCGTTCTGGATCACGAAGGGCGAGGTCACCGTGCTGCCGTCGCTGTTGAGCACCGCGAAGCGCGAGGCCATCACCAGGAACTGGCTGGTGACGTCGCCGCCCGAGTAATCGACGCCCAGGGCGATGCCGGCGGCGTAGCGCTGACCGTTTACCGTAACCTCTGTCTTTACTGAATAGGATGCGGAAACCTTCCCATCCAGAGAGGCGACCGCCTGCTGCGCGACTTGTACCGCGGCGCTGTTGGCACCCACGGTAGCTGTCAGGGTATCCGTACGCCGCGCCTGAGCCAGGTTGTCGTCTGCTGCCACCGACTGCACGGTGATCGTGCCGGCATAGACGTTGATGTCGCCTGCACCCCAGTCGGTATCGCCTGCACCCTGAGGATTGAGGCTTGCCACTAGGCCACTGACGCTTTCGGCCTGCACCTTCACCCGGCCATCGATGTCGCTGATGTCCTGGGTGTTTTTGGTGACCTGAGCGACCACGGCACCGGCCTGAGCGATGCCCTGCCCTGCGTCGACCCAATTATCACCCGGCGGCTCCTCGTTGCCCGGCGTGTCGCTGGTCCATGCGTAGAGCTTGCCGTCATGGATGACGGTCTGGTCCTTGCTGTAGGTAGCGTCGGGCGCCCACACCAGCGGCACCAGGTTGTCGATCGAGTCCACCGACTTCAGCAGATCGCCGCCCAGCTGGGTCTTGGTGATCTTGCCGGTGAGGCCGTCGAGGATCGCGCCGACGTCCTGGCTGGTCGCGGCGCTCACCTTGAGGAACGCGCTCACCCCGTAGGCGTTGCGGGTCCGGATGAAGTAGTAGTAGTTCGAGTAGAAAGCCAAGCCGGTATGCGTGAAGCTCAGGCCCTGGGCCAGGTACTCGGCCTTGTCCGCGGTCGCCTTGGGATCGGTGGTGAACCAGTATTCGTAGGTGCCGCCGTTGAGGCCATGCAGCGGATTGCTCGGCACCAGGGTGATGGCATCGATGTTGGCGTAGACTGCCACCTTCTCCGGGATCGGCGGGCCGTCGATGCTGACGGTGATCGTCACCTCACCCGAGCGCGCCAGCGGGCCCACGGCGGCCACGCTCATGGTGTAGTTGCCAGATGGCAGGTCGTTGAACGAGGTCTGTAGCGAATCGGCCGCCAGCGTCTTGGACTGCACCGCCTTGGCACCTTGGCGCACGGTGACCACGTAGCCCTGCACGCTGCCCTGGGTGGGCGCCACCCACGACAGCACGCCCTGGCTCACCTCAGCCTCGTCGGCCGGCGTCCAGGTCAGGTTGGTGGGCGTACCGATGCCACCGGTGGGCAGGCTGATGAAGCCGATCGGGTTGTAGGCCTGGCCCACGGCATCGCCGAACATCTCGGCATCGTACTGGGAGACGTTGACCGTGCAGCCGCCGGTGGCGGTCATGGTCCAATCCTGGACGATGAACTCGCCATCGATGTTCAGGCTGGGCAGGTTCACACGCACCACGCGGCCGGGCCGGCAGTTGTAGCCGTTGAAGTTCAGCGGGATCGACAGCGTGCCCCCGGCGCGGCGCCGGCGCAGCTCCATGTTGGCCAGGCGCTGCGCCTGGTAGGAATCAGTGATGTAGCTGAAGGACAGCGTCTCCGCCGCCTCGCCGCCATCCTCGGCCACCCATTCGGCGATGCGGACCTCGGGATAGTCGGTATCCGCCCAGGCCTGGGCCGGGTCCATGAAGGTGCCGCGGATGATGTTGATCGCCGAGTCGTTGCTGACCTCGGTGGATCCGCTGACGGTGCCGATCACCATGTCCTCGGTGATGGTGAAATCGTAGGGGCCGTAATAGGCGCCGACCTGCAGCGACCATTTACCGCCCACGCGCACCAGCTGCCCGCCACACGCCTGCTCGAGCTTCTGCAGGACCTGGGTGCGCTGCTCATCGGCACCGATGGCGCAGGAGGTCACGTAGCGGGGGCTGGAGCTGCCATCGACGTTGCTCACCACCTCTTCACAGGTGTTGGCGCCATCGGCGAAGCTGGCGAAGATGATCTCGTCGTCCGGCACGTTGCAGCGGTTCCGCAGGAACCAGAGCAGGTGCAGCGCGGTGTTCTCGCTGTAGCCGGTGATCCCGTTGCGCGGGTCGTAGATGTCGGTCCGACCGCGCACGATGAAGCGCACGTCAGGGATGCCCGACGGGAAGCGCTCGGCGCTGTAGCGCAGCGACAGGCGCACATAGCTCAGGCCGCGGCCGATCTGGCTTTCCTTCCAGTCCGGGCAGTTTTCGAGCAGGAAGGCATTGGGCTGGGTCGGATTGATCACCACCTCGAAGGTGGCGCTGTCGCCGTAGGCGTTGATGTCTTCCTCACCCAGCAGGATCTGGTCGACACCGGCGATGGCGCCCTCGGCCAGCACATAGACCAGGTGCAGCCACTCGCCGTCGCCCTCGGGGCCCTTCTGCTCTTGGGCCCAGGCCAGCAGCCCGCCGGTGCTCACCCGGCCGAGCAGGAATCGGCAGGCGGCACGGGAGCTCCGGACGGTCTGCGCCGCGGGCTCGCTTTGGGTGGGGCCCTTGACCTTCGCGGCCTTGGACTGCTGGTCCGCGACGTAGTAGCCAGCAGCAGCGCCAACGATGGCACCGCCCACGTTGCCCTGCGCATAGCCGGCAACCGCGCCGATGACGACTGAGGCGATTTTGCTCGTGCCTTGAGACATTACTCCACTCTCCAGACCGCCAAGGGTTCACAGTCAATGCGGGCCACGCCGGTCTCGCAAGGAGTCCAGTAATCGTTCGCCCAGCGCACCGCCACGCCCAGGCCGTTGGGGCCGCGGTAGGTGGCCAGGTCGCCGCGTTGGGCGAAGGCCGGGTTGACCCGGCTGAAGTAGGCATCAAGGATCGCCTCGACGCTGCCGTGCCCCTTGGCCACCACACGCTTTGCGCCGGTCTCGGTCTTGTACTTGCCGCGATAGGCCTCTGCAGGGTCGATACCGCAGACAGCCAGTGCGCAGTCGGCAGCGAAAATGCAGCAGTCGAACTCGCCCCATGAAAAAGGCCGCTCGGAGGCGGCCTTGATCGTGTTGGAAAGTTTGAGGGTCCAGTCGGGATGTCGCATCGCGCTACTCGTAGGTGAAGGATGGCGCGTCCTTGCCGGAGCCCCAGTAGATCGGCCAGCTGGCCAGCTGGGCCACGGCGAAGAAGAAGCGGTCGCCTTCATGGCGTGCGCGGTGACTCTCGTCGGTCCAGCGCTCGGTGCCGGTGCGGCTCCACTCGGCCATGCGGTCGATCAGGGTGACGGTGATCTTGTTGCCGTCCTCGCTGTTGCCGCCGTAGGCGATCTGGGCGGCGTCCATCCGGCCGGAGAACAGCACATCGGCGGCGTAGTTGCCCGCCTCGTCCATCACGATGAACAGCAGGCGCGCCGGGCGGCCGCGGCAACCCTTGATGGTCGTCGAGCTGAGGATTTCCATGTCCAGGCCATCCAGGGTCAGGTCGATGGTCATCGGCGAGCTGCTGTTTCCACTCTCCTGCGACTGGCCGACCTGGCCGAAATGGCCGACGCCCTTGTAGGTGATGCCGTCCACCACCAGGTCGCCGAGCCCTGTGTGGGCGTAGACCATGCCGTCGACGAAATCGAGCTGAACTGCGTAGACCGCCCGGAAATTGCCCTGGGCGATGATGTTCACCACCGACTGACTGAAGGGGAAGCTGGGCGGCATCAGAAGGCCTCGCGGAACTGCAGTGAAAGGCTTGCCACCAGGGGCTGGACGCTGGAGCTGTTGGTGTTGTCCATCCGGCGCATCTCCGAATAGGGGTTGCGGTACTCGACGGCGGCCCCGGCCACCAACGTTTTACGGATCGGCTTGTTGACGGTGACCGTGGCCTTGCCGGCAGAGTCGCTGGTGGCATCCTGAACCACCTCGAACATTTCACCGGCGACGGTCAGGTAGTCGCCCTGGCTGAAGACCCTCTTGCTGGCGGTCATGCCCTGCAGCTGCAGGAACGTGGCGAAGGCCGGGCCGGCCGCAACCACCGGGGCGCCGATGTCATCGGTACGCAGGCGGTCCCAGGCCGGCACCCGGACGGTGCCGGTCATGCCGCGCAGGCGGCCGAGCATGGCGGTCAGCAGCCGGTGGCGGTCACGGGTCAGGCCATTGAATGAGAGCTGGCACTGCCAATAGTCGCCCGGGTAGCCGACCACCTGCTGGGCATTGGACAGCGTCGAGGTGAAGGCGCGGTTGTTGTAGACGATGCCCCATGTCATCTCGCTGGGAACGAGATCGGCGGGCCACTCTATGGCCATAGGGCCTCCAAATCGAAGTGCTGATTACCGGCCTGCGATGGCCGCGCGCATGCCCCGGGTCAGGGGGCCGTTCCTCGTGATGTCCTTCTGGATGTCCTTCATCGCCTGGGTGTAGGCCTGCTGGCTGGCGGCTTGGATCATCTGGACAGTTTCTGGGCTCACGTCGCCGTTGATGTGGAAGACCTGCTGCGGGGCGCTGATCGTAGGTGACACTGGCTGTAGCGCCTGACCGGATAGCGCCCCCATGGCCTTCACGCCGAGCGAGCCATCCGCGCCGCGGGTCAGCGGCATGATCGCTTCTGGGCCGGCCTCACCCATCACCCCGAAGCCGCCGGCCATGCCGAAGGCGGTGGGCTTGGTCACCACGCCATTGGTAAAGGCACCACCGTTGGCGAACATCTGGACGCCATTCATCCAGGCGCCGCCGTCGGCTTGGAAGGCGGAAGCGATCCCGGAGCCCCAGCTGGTGCTACCCGCGGCACTGATCGCGCCGGCCAGGGCCTTGCGGATCTGGATGCGGATTAGGTCCGAGACGATGGAGTCGGCCAGGTCCTTGAAGGACAGCTTGCCGGTCTTCACGAACTCGACCAGCGCGTCCTCGGCGCCACTGAACATGTCGTCGAAGAGGTGCTTGGCCTGGCCGGACATGTCGGAGGCGCTGTCCAGGTAATCCTGGAAGGAGGCCTTGGCACCGTTGGTCCAGTCGCCCAGCGCGTTGTCCAGCTGCTGGTAGTAACCCTCCTGCATGGCCAGGCGCTCGTCCAGCGCATCCCGCAGCGCCAGCGTCTCCTTCTCGTAGAGCTCCTGGGTGATGTCGCCGGAATTGCGCTGGGCCAGCAAGGCATCCTGTTGCTGCTGGTACTGCTGTCGGAGGTTCGCCATCTCCTGGAAGCGCTGGGCGGCCTTCGAGCCCATGCCCACCGAGGCGACGCTGGTCGCCAGGTCAGCCTGCTCGCTGGCGAGCTGTGCATTCAGGTTCTCGGTGAAGGCGCGCAGCTTGGCCGTTGGTTGTCGTGTCCAGCAGGATCGAGGCGAAGCTACTCATGGTTGGCGCGAGCGAGGCACCAATCTGGTTCTTCAGGCCTTCACTGGTCTTGTCCATGATGTACAGCGCGGCCGCTAGCTGCTGAGAAGCAGCCAGGGTGTCGCCGGACATGATCAACCCCAGCTGCTCGGCAGTCGCACCCCACTCCTTGAAGCCTTCGCTGTTATTGCGCAGAAGCGGATAGAGCGAAGTCGCGTCGTTGGCGATCGCCTCGAGGTAGAACGTCATGTCAGCCTGGCTGACTTTTGCCTTCTCCAAGCTCGACACATACAGGCCTAGCGCCTGAGGGCCGGAGAGGTTCTTGAACTGGTCGGCGGTGACCCCAACCAATGGCGCGATGTTTGTGAAGAAGTCCTTCAGCTCACCCCCGCCATTCTGGAGGTAGTCGCCGATCTTATCGTTGACGTCCTTGTAGATGTCGCCGAGCTTCTCCGAGCTAACCCCTAGTGCGCCAGCACCAAAGGCCAGCTTTTGAAACTCCGTAGCGGTAGTGTTGGCCAGAAGTGCCAGCTTCCCTATCTCTACGGAAGCCTTGGCGCCCTCCGATACCCAGTCGGCGAAGATGACCGCGCCGAGGCCACCTAGCGCCCCAACGATAGCGACGCGAGCATCGCCCACAGACTTCTGGACCCGCTTCATGCTGTTTTCAGCACTACGGGCACCTTTATCCATGCCCTGCTCAAAGCCGCCAATCTTGGCGACGAGATCCAGAGTAAGAGTGCCAAGCGAGCGGGATGCCATATTTTCTCCAGGCAACAAAAAGCCCGCCGAAGCGGGCCTGTTCAATTCGTTTGGCTACCGGTGATTCCACCAGGCGCCGATGCGGGCGAAGAAATAGATCGCAAGCCCGAGGACAAATCCGCCGACGCCAAGCAGCGGACGCGAACCCTCAATCAGCAGCACTACGCTGATGCAGGCGATCGCCAATGCGACCAGCATCAATCCTTTGTACTTCTTCCCTGTCTGCTCCGTTACGGTCGGCTTCATGAGTATCTCCAGCACCATTTGGCTGGAATGTAGCAAAAAGGGTGACGGTATTCACACCCAGCGATCCATCGCCTGCTCAATGGTCACCGGCGGCTCCTCATGGTGCGGCGCGAAGTCGTAGAGCTTGAAAGGCTCGACGTCTTTGCCTCGGTGGGCGTTGGCGTAGAGGGTGGCTAACAGAGCTGATCCGCGCTCCACGCGCATTCCGAGGTTCAGGGTGCCGCGCTTCTGGCGGTACGCCAGCCACATCCGAAACTCGGTGTAGCTGAGCACCTCCTGCGCTTCGGCGATGGTGCGGCCGCCAATTCCGTTCATCACCAGCTCGCACCAGACCTCGTCCTCCGCGGTCAGCTCGTCGTCTTTCCCTTGGTCACCTCAGCGATGGCCGAGAGCAGCGCCACGGTCAGGTTTCCATCCAGCGGTCCGCGATCCGGATCGGCATCACCAGTGACGTCTGCCGGGGTGAAGATGGCCTGGCCCTCGGCGTCGCAGATGCAGGCGGCGATACGCCCGGCGACCGGATCGGCGTTGCCGCCCAGCGAAGCTAGGTCGGACACCGCGGACTTGTAGGACAGCGGCCGGACGAAGACGGTGGCCTTGACCAGCTCCTCGCCCTGCTTCCAGCTGATTTCCTTCTCGACCGGGCGGCCGGTGAAGGCGCCCAGCTTCTTCAGACTGTCTATGGTCAGGTTCACAACTTAGCTCCCGCTCTTCGGCTGCCAGGCGCCGGCGCCGGTGCGCTGGATGGCCAGGGCCGTGGTCACCACAGTGTTGGTGGCGAAATCGAACGGGAAGTCGGAGACGTAGCCGTCGAAGGTGAACCAGGTCCGACTGGTGGGCAGGGTGAAATCACTGCCGCCGCTGGCCACGGTCGGCGCTGCGGTGCCGTCGGAGAAACCGATTGCCCATTTCAGCGTGGTATCGCCATCAGCAGCGGCGAGTTGCGCCAGGCGGACGTGGCCGGGAATGTTGGGATCGGCCTGGACGGTACCCGAGGCGTTACCGGGGGTGCGCAGGCCCTTCTTGTAGGTCCGCGCCTTATCCTTGAGGGTGGTGGTCTCGATCTGGTCGGCCGGAGTGCCGCCCGGGTTGAAGGTGGTCAGGCCTTCGATCTCCAGCACGGTATTGGCGCCGGTGCCCGAGGCGGGCGGTACCAGGGCAAAGACCTGGGTTCCTTGAGTAAGGATGGACATGGATCATCTCCTGCGGGCATGAAAAAACCCGCCAGAGCGGGTTGCTGGGGTTTACGGTTGATCAGCGTCGAACAAGCCACTCAACGTCGAAGCTGATTCGATAATTCTTTGTTTCCGGGTCTCGGCTGTTGCCGTTGAACGAGACGATGTATGCCACGCGCTCGAATGCGCCTCTCAGCGCCTCAGCAGCTCGGTTGGCGTTCGAAACGGTGTCGGCATACACGTCGATCTGGGTTCGGTATCCGTCGACATCGGGGCGTCCGGAGAGGAAGTTCTCAGGATTACCACTGATAACCTGCCAGGCAGCGTATGGAAGCGCCGGCGGCCCCTCGGCCTCGCCAAAGGGGTAGATCCGAAGAGGGCTGGACCCAAAGATCGAAAGGACCTCGGCCGATGCCTGAGCGGCCTTGAATAGGGGCGGATACATGGATGCTCCTAGACCTTGCTGGCCTTCTTGGCGGCCCTTTTTATGGCCCGATCCACTGCCTTTTCGTACTCATTGACGAAAGTGGTGGTGACTTCGGAGATGCTCTCTTCTATCGCCGGGCGCATGAAGGGCTGCGCCTTCATCTTCTCGGTGCCGAACTCAAGGAGACGCCAGTGCGGAGTCGGCGCGTTCTCCCCTTTGTCAGCAGCCTCGGTGGATCTAGGAAGAACCGCGCCGTGTAGAACGCCGATGCGAAACCCTAGGTCGCCCGTCCTCTTGAAAAGGCGCCCGTTCCAGCGAAGGGTGATGTTGTCCGCGATCGACCGGCCGGTTTCCTGATCGTCCAACCGTTGCGCGCGAGCCTTGGCCTTGTTGGCCACGACCTGGGCCGCCTTCCTAAGAGAGGATCTGCCACCGCGGCGCTTTACGTCGTCCGTGATTGACTCGAACTTCCCCAGCAAGGAATCAAGGCCGGTGATGCTGAAATCAATGCCGTCAGCCATCGTTTAGCCCTCCAGACACCATCAACGTGAGGTACTCCCGGCCTGAATTCTTATCAGGTAGGACAGCCTCGATGTTATAGGTGACACCGCGGTGCACGGCGCGCATGGCGGAGGTGACGCCAGCGCGGTACCGGATCACGATCCGGGCCGTGATTTCGTTCTGGGTGGCCTGACCAGCGATGAACTCGCGGCCACTCACCGGCTCGACTGAGCACGGCACCTTGCCGACGTCAGACCAGCCGTTGATCATCTCCCCGGTGTCTGGATCCTGCTGCTGGCCATTCCGCTGCAATAGGACGCGCTGACGTAGCTGACCTGCACGCATTACACACCCATCCGGATTCTGTACGGCCCTAGTAGGTGTCGAGACCCCATCGGAAGCTCTGCCACGGTCACACCGGTGGCAACGTCCTCGCGGTTCGCGAAGAGGTGACCGAGAATGAGCAAGCAAGCGGCCTGGATCGCTGGATTGACCACCATCCCTCCAGCCTGCATCTCAACCTCTGCCCTTTCGTTCTCGAACGCTTGCGCAGCGCGATTGAGGGCATCGCGGCGATCCTCTAGGTTCTCGACTTGCTCGGCAGCGGCTACCGCTTGCTCATAGCGTGTGCGAGTTGAACTGAATGCTGCCGGCACCAAGGCTGCGGCAGCGTCCAGCGAGGCCTGATCAGCGTAGAAGCGGCGCTGCATGTACTGGCTCGCCGCTTCTTCAGCCGCATCCAGCATTGCCTGGACCAAGGTCTGGTCTTCAGGCTCGGCCAGCAGGTGCTGCATGGCGATGGCTATGCTGATCACTGACATGGTGCGTCCCTTGGTTAGGCGTCGGCCTTGTTATCAGCCTTCGGCGCCGCCTTGTTGCTCGGCTTGGATGCCGCCTTCTTCTGCGCGGTATCTTCTTCGAAGAACGGCGCAAGCTCTCGCTGCAGGCTTTCCGAGAGACCTTCCGGCATCGGATCGCCACGCTGCACGTTGCCGACTAGGTGGTGATGGAATCCGCGTTTAGCTTTCATTCTGACCTCCAAGGAAAAGCCCCTCCGAAGAGGGGCAGTCTGGCTTAGGCGCCGGCGGCGAAGGTACCGGTAACGAAGGCTTCCGGGCGGTAGATGGCCAGGGCCAGACGCTCTTCTGCCCGGATGGTGACCATGTTGCGGCGGAAATTGTCGCTGTCCTCGGTGGAGATCAGGACGTTGGCATCTTCGCGGTCGAAGACCTGAGCACCGAGGCGGAAAGCACCGGTCAGGAAGCTGCCCTGGTCGATGGCCTGGGTGGCCACTACCGGCAGACCCCACATGGTGGGCTGAGCCAGGCCTTGCGGGTTGGCGAAGATGTAACGGCCATCCGTGTCCTTGGTCAGCTCGATCCGCGCCCAGTCGATCGGGTGCAGAACGTGGCCGGTTGCCGGGTACTCGGCCAGAACGGCTTGGAGCATGGCCAGGCGCAGGGTGTCGATCGGAGTCGCACCAGTGAAGCCGGGCACCAGGGCAGCGTTGTAGTCGCTGGCAACGGTGATCAGGCCTTCCAGGTTGCCGTTGGTGCCGGTGCCCTTCAGCAGCTGGAGCTCTTCGACGTACTCCAGGCCGTAGCGCATGCGACCGTCGATGAAGCTCTGCAGGCCGGGAGCATCGTCCAGGATCTGCTTGGAGGCCAGCAGCCAGTGAGCCAGAGTGGCTACGCTGCGGGTCATCAGCTCGAAGGTGATGTCGGACTGCGGCTTGAGGTCACCCTCAGTCACCTGGATGCCGGCGTTGTTGGTGAAGCCCTTCTCGCGGACGTACTCGATGCTATTCGAGCTGGTGCGGCCCTGGGTCAGCAGGTCACGCACGGTCATGCGGCGCTCAGGCATAGCCAGTACGCCACCGAGGCGGTCCGGGCGGACGTTGGTGCCAGCAGAGGCGGCAGCCGAGGTCACAGCCTTAACGCTGATGCTGGCCTTGCCACTCTTGCGCGACATGAAGGCTTTAACGTCTTCGTTTTCCACGAAGCGCTCACCCAGCGATTTTTCCGACTGAGGCGCGCTCGGCCCGGCGCGACGGCCAGCTTTCAGTTCCAGATCGGTGATCTGAGCGGCCAGGGTGTTGAATTTGACGAGCATCTCGTCCGCGGTCTGCTTTGCCTCTTTGGACAGGTCGCCGTTCTTTTCGATGGCGGCCTTGGCCTCAGTAGTGAAGTTCTGAATCGCGTCCTTCTGCTCATCGAAGGATTTTTGCAGCTGGTCCAGTTGGTCCATTTTTAGCTCCAAGAAGGTCTGTAAGTGCTGATCGCTTTGATCAATTGCTCTGTTTCGCTCGCAGACTCACTCTGGAGCAGTCGAGTCAGGCCGCCATTGGTGATGGCCACTGCCTGACTCTTCGAGAAGCCCGCCTCACGCAGGAACCGCTCGAAATCTTTGATGTTGGGTAGGTCGCCGTGGGCCAACATCGACTTCACCGCCTCAATGCGGGATTCGTCGTTGGCCGGCGTGGTGACGATGGACACTTCGATAAGGTCCACCTCGTGCAAGGTGCGGGTTCGGCTCTTCTGGTCGACCGTGACGGCGCCTTCAACCTCGTAGTAGCCGATCGACAGGCCAGTGATGCTCTTACTAAGCATGCCGCGGTGGGCAATCCGGGCGTAGGCGGCGTCTTCCAGCCACAGCGAGCCCTTGCCGAACAGCCCGTGCTGGTCTTCCTGCATCTCCGACCAGGAGCCAATCGGCTCATCGGTACGGTGCTGCCAGAGAATGGGCAGGGAGCGCTCCAGGTGAGCCATTTTCGCCAGGCTCTTCACGAAAGCGCCCTTGTCGACCACCTCGTTGTAGGAGTCGGTCACGCCAAACACCGAGCCGTAGCCGGTAAAGGTGCCCGCTTCGTCCGCTGTGGCGGTGAAATCAAAGGCTTTCGTCTTCAGGCGCATTGACTGCGGCTCCTATCTTGTCGAGCGGCGTGAACTGGGCCTGTACGGTCAACACATCGCCACCAGGCAACGGCGGATCGTTCTCCAGTTCGCGGATCTCGTTTCGTGTCTTGATGCCGTGGTCGGCGTATACCTGGTACAGCTGGGCCCGACCGGCGGAGTCGGCACGCAGCAGGCCTTCCACCGAGAATTCGGCGTAGTAGCGCTGCTTTTCAGCCGTGGTCATGAGCTGACGCTTGATGGCCTGCTCTATACGCTTGAGGTAAGGCGCCAGGGTGAAGGTCTTGAACCCGATCAACTCCTGCTCCATCCCGGTGCCCCACTTCGTCTGGCCGGCCGCAGAGTGGCCGATCATGTAGGGAGGGACGCGGAACCAGCGGCAGACCTCTTCGATGTTGAAGCCCCGGGTCTGCAGCAGCTGAGCATCCTCGGGGTTGAGGCTGAGCTGGGTGTAGGTCATGCCCGCTTCCAGCACCATCGTGCCAGTGGGGCTCTCCTTCATAGCCTGCAGCGACTTGCGGATCTGCTCTCGCTGCTCAGGCTTTAACGTTCCCGGCGTCTGAATGAAGCCGGAGGGCTTCATGCCGTGCGAGAAGGTCTGCGCCGAAGACTCATCGGCAGACAGGCTCAGCCCGAAGGTGTTGGCGCCGATGCTAATGATCGAAAGATCTTCGTACCGGCTGGATGAGAAGCCGCGGATGTAGAACATCTCGCTCTCATCCATCTGGCTCTGGGTGCCGTCGAGCTCGGTAACGTTCCAGTAGATCGTGCCGTTCTCGTCGTAGAGGTTCGGCCCGACCTGCCAAGGGTCATACGGGTCCAGGCCGATCAGCTGTCCTGTTGAAGAGTAGATCTTGCGGCTGTGGTGCCGCCCCCAGAGCGAGAGATGGCAGGCGACCCGCTCCCAGTATTCCAGAGCGGTCATATCCGCGTTCGGCTGGTCGTGCAGCACCCGGTAAAGGGGCATATCAGAAGCCAGGCGCTTCTGCCCAGGACCCTGCTTCTCGTAAACAAACAGGGGAAGCTGGCCGATCGTCTCGGCAATCAGGCGAACACAGGCCGTAGCGGCGCTGATCTGCATCACCGAATGGGCAGTGATCGACTTGCCGGTGAAGTTCTCAGTGCCGTAGTAGGACGACCAGAACGCACCTTCGGTGGGTTTGATGTCCTTTCTGCGCGTCAGAGACCACCCAAAAATCGCCATCACACCACCACAATGTCTGAACAGTAGGCGTCCAAGTCGATAACGTCCTCAAGCTCACCCTGGGCGGCGCCAATCGCCATGGCCAGGGCAACGATTCCGTCGATACGTCCCGTCGCTTTGTGTTTGTCGAGTTTTCGGTTGCCGGCCGGGTCCTTGGTGATCACCGCGTTGGCCGCACACATCGTGGCGACCGGGTGACCGCCATGCCGCAGGCGACCATTGAGTAAATCAGCCTCCAGCGCGTCGATTGCCGGGCTCATATCTTTGAAACCCTGGCCGAACTGCACCAGCGGGAGATCTACCCCTTGGCGCTCGCAGGCTTTCTTGAAATCGTCGATCCGCCACCGGTCGAAGGCGATCTTCTGGACGTCCAAGCCGGCCAAAATCTCAGCGATTTCGACGCAAACGAAGTCGTAATCGACCGTTGCACCCGGCGTAGTGGTCAGGAAGCCTTGCCGCTCCCACGTTTCGTACGGGACGCGGTCCTTCTTGGCCCGGTCAAACAGGCCAACTTCGGGCGTCCAAAAGTGGAAATAGCAGTGCTTTACGCCCTCCTCATCCACCCCAAACAGGACGAATGCCGTCAAGTCGGTACGCTGCGAGAGGTCGAGACCGCAGTAAACCGGCATACCGGCCAGCGGATAGGCCTCACCAGAGCAGTTCTGCCAGACCGACTTCGAGATGAAGGGGCTGACCGTGGAAACCCGCTGGTTCAGGTTCAAGTTGCGGAAGGTGTTCTCGCTGCTCGGCATGCGGGAGGCCTTCTCGGCCAGCTTCTGCATGTCCGGCAGGCTTCGGAACGTGCCCAGGGCCGGATTAGCCTTGCGCCATGTCTCAGGGTCGAGAATGTCCGCTTCCAGGGGCGCCGCGTGCAGGTGGCAGACCGTGCCATCGTCTTCCCCCTTCAGTGCGTCGTCGATCCAGACGCTCAACAGGTCCGCATCAGTGGCTGCCTGGGTAGAAATGACCATCAGCAGCGGCTTGTCGTGGGCACCTTGAGCGGTCACCACGGCATCCACGAAGTCGTCTTGCGGGCCGCGTACCTGTCCGGTCTCGTCCAAGATGGCCAGGATCGGCGAGAGGCCGTGGGTTGTCTTGCCCTCAGCCGATAGCGCCTTGTATTCGACGTTTCTAGCCTTTCCCAGCAGCTTCTTGCTGGACGGGATGATGTGTACCAAGCCCTGCAGGTCAGGATTCAGGTTGATCATCTTCACCGCTAGGTTAAAAACGATCGATGCCTGGTCCCGGCTCATGGCGCCAGAGACAATCTGGGAGTTCTGCACCGCCTCCGGGCCCACCAGGTGAGCCAGCAAGATGCCGGCGATCAGCGCGGTCTTCCCGTTCTTACGGGCAATGCTCAGGATCGCAGTGTGCGTCCCGTGCGGGTTGTCATACACGGCTTTTACAAAGTCGACCTGGAATTTCTCAAGCTTGATCGGCTGCCCAATATGCTTGCCTTCAGGCGCGCGGCAGTAGCGGGTAATAAATTCACAGACCCGTTCGCCGCGTGTCATCGCTCACCTCAATGCATAGGCCTGGCCAACAGGCTGTCGTCTTGATCGATCTGCGCTACGGACCGCTGCGCCTCACGCTGAGAGCTGTTCTTGCCACGGGACTGTTTACTCTCTCCTACCGTGGCGATGGCGTGAACTTGCAGGGTGCGACACAGCGCAATCGAGCGTCTGCTCAGTGTCTCCAGCAGAGAGTGCTTGGGGTTCATCACGACAGTGCCGCGGTCGTTGACGAGCGTGTCCCCTTCGACGTCGATCTCTTCCTGGATACGTTCGATGTCAGCCTGGCACCGGGCCAGGTTTGCAGCATGCCCCAGATCGATGTCCGTCCAGGTGTCCCTCGCGCGCGCACGCGTTATGGCGTTCCAGAACGGCATGTCACGCTCACGAAGGCGAACATGAGCCGGTACCGGGAAATCGTTCGAGGCATCCGCGAATGCTTGAGCCATCACATGAAGGCTGTCGGCGCGTTTGCTGGCCATGCAACCTCCGTGGTCTAGCCGAGTTTTTAGATAGAGATTGAAAAAACTAGGACGGGCGCGGTCTTCGTGCCTACCCCATCTGAGTTTTTACCCACCCCCGTACTGAGATCGGGTCTCATTCAGGGCGCGTGGAACCGGTTCGGATTACGACCAGTGATGGCCTGGGTCTACCGGTATCCCTGACGCATCGTGACCAGCAAGGAAGCCTGCCTTCTCTTGGCGTTGCTTGTGCCTGTCGTGACAGTGCTTGCACAGGCTTTGCAGTTCGCCTTCGAAGAACAGATCCTCATCCCCTTTGTGAGCTATCACATGGTCAGCTACTGAAGCAGGGATGATCTTTCCCATATCCATGCAGAAGGCACAGAGGGGCTTGGACTCAAGCTGTTGCTTGCGCCTTAGCTTCCATCGTCTGGTGTTGTAAAGGTGATGCCAGGGTGAGTTGCTTGCCATGGCTCATCTGCCTTCAGAGTGGACGACCTGCTAGGTCTGTACGACGTGGTGCCTCATCCGAATCAGCGAGGCCTTCAGCGAGGTAGTCCACCATCTGGCAGTTGCTCTCGGCTAATAGGCGATTGCTCTCAGCAAGCTCTGCCATTGCCGCAGTTTGAGCACGCAGGGCTGCTATGAGCTCTTGGTGTTCAGTCATGCTCAGCTCCTTTCGCCTCGGCAGGCTCGATCCGGTACACGGACAGCAGGTCTACGAACTGCTGAGCCTCCTCATCCATGATCGCGCGGGTGATCTGGATGATGGCTGGCTCCATAGCCTCCAGGTTGATCTGCACCGCAGTGACGTTCCGGTGGTCGATGCCCAGCGCTTCAAGCACCTGCATGCCCAGGGTATTGCTGGATACGATCCTGCTCACGTCATCCCCTCGCTGTGTTACGACCGAACCGCTTTCCACTCAGCCATACGCTCACCAGCACGAGACTTGATCAGCTCGCGGGTGGCAGCATGTCCAGTGTCATCGAGGTTCATCTTCTCGCCACCCATGGCGCCATCACCGCCTGCGATCCAGAGGGTGACAGGTACGCCATTGGCCTTGGCCTCATCCAGTGCGCGGGCAAGGGCTTGGCGGGCCGACTCAGTGGGCGGGATACCCGTCTCACCGACGAAGCAGCGCAGACCCTTGGTGGCCATGTAGCTGTAGGCCGGCCGGAAGACGTTGGCGATCTGGTCCACCGGGAAGGCGTTCAGGTTGCCGCTGCTGTACCGACCGCTCGAATCGCCACTGAGATCGCCGTAACCGTGCACTTCGGGGATCCAGTTGTTGGCCGGGTCCTTGATGCCAGCAGCGAAGGTGCCGCTCACCTGGGCGAAGTTGCGGGCCGATGCCCACTGGTTGCCGCAGACGAATACCGGCTTATTGGTGACCTTGCGGATGATGGGGAGCATCACGTTCAGATCAGCGACTACCTTTGCTTCCATGGCGCTGACAGACATCCCATCGGCATAGGGCTCATTGCCTGCGCCGTAGCCGAGGATCATCGGCTCATCGAAGGTCTTGGCCATGGAGGCGATGTGCTCGCCCAGGTCAGCGGCGCCCCAACCGTTCTCATCAGCGATCAGGACTTGCTCCTGGCGTCTCCAGCGGTTGCCCTGCCCTGCGGCTTCATTGGCCGGCAGGAGGAAACCGGTCTGCTTGCGTGCACCGTCGACCAGCATTGTCTGGTTGCGGTACATGCGCCAATAGTGGTGCGGGTCGAAGATGACCAGCGCTTCGCCGTTCGAGTCCTCGCGGATCCAGCCCAGCACCTGCTTGAGCTTGGCGACGAAGGTCGGGTCGAGCTGACCGCCTTTCACCGGCAGGCCGGTCGAGTCGATCAGCGTGGCGCGCTGTAGCGCATAGGGGAAACGGATCAGCCGGACGCCAAGCGTCTTGACGTACAGGGTGACATCAGCACGGCTGGGCCACTTGAAGTGGGTTCCAGCTTCACCCGGGAGAACCTGGTTGGCGTTGGAGTGCGCCGCCAGGTTGATGCCCAGGTAGGGAATGTTCTTGAGTACTGCAACACCAGGGACCGTAACTGGGTCAGGTGCGGTAACCGGTGGCGTGACCACTGGCGTCTCGGGTACTGGCTCAGGCGCGGGCGCCGGTGCTGGCTTGGCATAGCGGTCCCGCACAGTGGCGGCCTTGCCAATGACCTTGGACGGGTCGCCGATGCTCTGGTCGATCACAGCCACCAGGTCGCCATTGTCGCGGCGGCCGGTGCTGATCACGTTCACCGCCTGACCAGTCGCAAGCTGGATCACCACCTGGCCCGCCAGAATCAGCGAGCTATAAGGCAGGATCAGCGTCTTGTCGTAAGCCCCCCGAATGGTCGTTTCCAGCGGTAGGCTGCCGACCGGCTTGTCCGGGATCGGCGTTGGAGTCGGGTTCTCTGCAGCAATCAGTTCCGCCAGCTGCTTTTGCGCAGTCGAAAGCGTGTCGCCCAATTCCTTCAGGGTGGCAGTCATGTTGCTCTCCGGTGAGTTTGGCGCCGGAATGCACAGCTCGGGCCGAGAATGTGGGTGTTACGGGTACCCTGGAAGCGGATCTTTGTGACCACCCCACTGCTCTGGCAGCGCACAGGCAGAGACCTTGATGCGGTAGAGCTTGGCCGGCAGATCCATGGTCCCGATATCGAAGCCAGGCGCGGCGACGAAGATGGTCTGTAGCGTGTTGCGGCATTCCCAGGTGCGCGTGACGTATCCCGATCCCGTACCAACGAGGAACACCACAAGCGCGGCAAGTAGCCAGCGCATCCCTTTGGCGGCTTGTCTCATCCGTGCGCCCTCCGTGCCCGGGGCTGGCGACGGTCTCGGCCGTCTACCAGCGCTCCGATTCGACGGAAGAAGTACGCCCCGCAGAAGATCGTGTGAGCGACGACCAGGGAGCTGGCCATGCTGTTGTTGATCAGCTTCCAAGGCTCCATCAGCCAGAGACTGAGGTGAGCCAGCACGTACAGGGTGGAAGCGGTGACGATGAACATCACCTCGGTGCGGTCGTCCTGGCGGAATCGGTTGCCCATGGCGGCAAACCAGATGCACCGAGCAATGACCAGGCCGTAGGTCACTACGGCGGAAATCGAGATCAGCAGCATCAGTTGGCTCCAGGCGGATTGAATCGCTCCAGCGCGCCCTTCACCTTTACTTCGAGCATCCCTAGCACGGGGTAGGCGCAGAACCCGAGCACCATCAGGTAGCCCGAGCGATATTCATTGGTCATCGGAATGAAGTAGCCGCACGCCTTACCGACAAAGAACGCGGACAGAAACTTGATGGCGAAGCTTTTGGCGGAAAACCGCATCTCGGTGGTCGGTGGCCAGAAGTAGCTGATCACCCCACCAAAGCCGCCCAATAGGCCAGGCATGCACCAAAGCAGAATGGCCTCCAGCATGTGCTCCACTGGGTGAGCCCTCTTGGTGCTGCCCTCTTCCAGGCGGACTGAAGAGGCCCTCCTCAGAGAACCTCGAGAATTGACGCCCGTTACCAGGCGGACCCGAAGGTCAATGTGCCCCTTGGGGGCTGCCTACTGTCGTCACGACGTTGGCGTTTGGATCAGGGGGACGGGCGCCATCCCGTCTCATGCATTCCCCACCCCTGGACTTACGAGCGGCCCGGTGGTTGTAGCGCTTGGCCTGCGCATTCCCCTGAATATTTAAGACGCTCTTGCAAACTCTCCGTGCAGCCTAGCGGCGGCCTCGAGATATGCCTTGTGAGCGTCTTGAGGGTCGGCGAAGAACCCTAGCCGAACCCTTTTACCATTCGATTTGATCTCAGCACGCCAGGGGCGCTGAGTGCATCCGGGATCGTAATAGACGCCTTTGAACCCCGACCGATTATTCTTGTGAATCTTCCGGTTGCGCAGGTTCTGCTCATGCGAGCAGACGCGCAGGTTCTCGCGGCGATTGTCTAATCCGTTTCCATTGACATGATCGACAACCATGCCCACAGGGCAGCGGGCAACCAGCCGATGCAGGGACTCATACCCCACATACTTGCCACCCTCATAGATGCAGCGCTGTATGTAGGCGGTATTACTGCTCACGCTAACAGCCCATTTCTTACCCAAGACGAGCGATGCGTCTACTTCGTCGTACAGGACCTCACGCCCCGCAATTGTGATTGAGGGCATGGCTCTGTCCTGATGGCTGATCAGCAGGCAATAAAAAGCCCCGGCACGTGGCCAGGGCTTCGGCTTCTCCTACATCTTCATCATTCGCAGGATCGGCATGATGGGGAAATAATCGGCCACGCGGCCATGGATGTCAAGCAACTGCCCTTCCGAACAATTCTTGGTCGTCTAGAAGCTGAATTGCAGCAGCAATCGCCAATCCATGCAGCTCATTTAGTGTTTCGCCTATGTACGCGCGCCAGCGCCTCATGGTCCGATCAGAGGTCCCCTGATTAGCGTCCCAACTCGCCATGTCGTAGATGTCTTCGCGCAGAACGATGGTGGATCTCTTTCCGGCAACACCGGGCCGCTTGGGCTCTGCCCAGGCGAGGATCGCGTGTGCCTTGAATTGGCCGTGAGCGTGCGAGGCAACAACCCGGCATAGCTCCCGGATCGCCTTTGCGCGGTCTTCAGGATCCACGGTGTATCTAGCCACCAGCACGTTCCAGAATCTTGGAAGCAGGCGCTGTCGCAGGTGGCGACGGTATTCACAGTCCAGCTCGAAGAGCTCCTGGCGCGACATGCCTCCGAACCCACCACCCTCTACTGCTGCGTCGAACCAAGCAGCCGATGCGGTTTTTCCTTCCGAACCTGCAAGCAGGATGCGAACCAGCGTGGACACCTTACTCATGCTTGTTCCTCCTCAATCAATCCAGTCGTCTTCAGCCACTCGTAGCCGAACCCCTCAGGGTCCGCTTTGATCTGGTCCGATCGCTCGAACGCCTCCTTGATCGTGGGCAGCACCTCCTTGCCGCCATTCCATTCCAGGGTGATTTGCCCGGGGTTGTTCCTGATGATCACCCCTCTCATACCTGCCTCCAGCAGCCGCACCGCAGGCAGCGAATACGCTTCTCGCGAACCAGCTCGGACCAACCCGTTGTTATCACTCCGAAGAGGAATCGCTTCGCAAACGACTCGCGGTCGCCGATCAGGTCGACGGCGTATTGCTCGTGCGGGGTAGCTGCATCGCAGCGCGCACAGAATCGAGTGACGTCTTTCATGCTGCTGCCCTCATCTGGCGAATCAGCGCCCGGTAGTGCGCCTTCATGGCCTGCAGGTCTTCGATGGTGTAGCGCTTGGCCTCATGAGGGCCTTCAAGCCACTCCACCTTCTCGGCGCCGAGCTTCTGCACCAGGTTCGCCCGGTAGTTCACGATGTCGCCGGACTTGTGGTTGTTGCAGGGGGCGCACTGCTTCCAGACGTTGAGCGGCTCGAATCGAAGCTCAGGCGCGCTGGCGACGGTGCGGTAGTGCCCGGCGTGGTACTGGCCATCGTGGTGCCGGCCGCAGCTGATGCAGGGCTCTGCGGCATCACGGAGGCGTATCCACTGATTGAAGATGGCCTGGGTCTCGCGCAGCTGGTCGGCACGGGACTTCAGCCGCTGCTTGCGGACCTTGATCTCCCGGCGCTCCACCTTCTCGATGGCCTTGCGCTGGCGCGATTCCTTGGCCTTGGCATGAGCCAGGGCGCAGACAGGCCCGCATACCTTCTGCAGGCTGCGGGCTGGGGTGAACTCGGTTTTGCAGACTGAGCAGGTCTTGGGGCGTGGGGTCTTGGCGGCTGGGAGGGTCATGCGGCCTCCTTGCGAAATGCGAAGGACACAAGGAGCACGCTGCACAGAAATGACGAAGCGCCCAGCACGGGATGGCCACTCAGCACCAGCGCGTAAATTTGATAGACGCTACTTGCGGAGCTGAGCCAGATACCATCGCGGATCGATTCAGCGACCTCGCCTTTCACGCCGCCGGTAAGCAGTGCGAACCAGGCGATCACGTTGAAGCAGAGAAGGCAGTAGTAGCTGAAGGTGGACCAAGGCTCACCTACGAGCAGCAAGGTCGATAGGCCAACTGCCATGGCAGTGGAAAGCAGCTTGCTGGTTTTCATGCTGCGATCCCCCAATGGTCAGCCGTGGTAAACCGGACGGCGCGCTCAGCGGCGAACGCCTCTATCACCTCGAACATGTCGTTGAACCAGGCCTTGCTCTGCTTGCGGGTAGAGATGCCCAGGACTACGAAGCCGCCATCCAGGCCGGGCACGGCGCGCTGCTTCTGCACCGAGGCGCTGAAGATGTGCTTCCAGTCCTCATCACTTAGCTTCTGTCCGTACCACTCCACCTGGCGGGAGATGTCGCGGAGCATGGCCCACATGCGGCGGTTCTGGGCATCGCTGCGCACTTCCTCGCGCATGGTCCAGGTCCAGCCGGCGGTGAGGTCAACGCGCTGCAGCAGGGCGATTGCCCGGGCGCGGTCGGATTCGGTGCGGAGGGCGAAGGATGGCTTGTTCACTCAATCACCTCCATTCGCTCCAGAAAGTCCCGTTCTGTGCGGACATACAGCTCGTTGCTGTTGATGTCGTAGTAGATAACCAGGGGACCTCTGGTAGCGTTCCGCAAGGTTCCCGCAGCTTTGGCGGTATCGACCGGCTGGTATTGGCCGCCCTTTCCTTTGCAGGTGTAGAGCTTCTTCACGTCGAAGCAATCGTTCGCGTCAGTCATCACTTCACCTCCCGCCCATGATCGTCATGGCCGCCGGAGGAGCGGTGGACTAGGGGCTGGATGGCATGCTCGCGCGCGTGGTGGAAGGGTTCGGAGTCGATCCAGCTTTTGTGAGTCACCACCCCAATGCATGCGCCCAGCTTGAAAGCCTCGCGCAGCAGGTCAGCCAGCTGTTCCTTGGTGGGCATGATCATGCGCGACCTCCTATGACCCGCCGACTTCCATCCGAAAGATTCGTCACAACCAACTCGTAGCTGTCTGATGCTTGGCGAATCTCTTGATCAAATTCCCCATGTATAGGCATCAGGAATTTTTGCGTCCAAAGCCAGATTCCTAAGCCAGGCATGTCGACGAATGCAGCTGCAGAGCCGTCGTTTACGCCCTGATGAACCTCGCCCATGAATATGTGAAGAGGCCTGTCATCAACGAATATTCCGAGGATCTCCACAACCTTCCCCAGGTCTTCCTCATTGCCACCTACGATCACTGCCAGATCACCCGGCTTGAAGTTATGCATGACTCGGCTCCAGGTGCTGGGTCTCGGCGTAGGTCTGCTCGGCGTGGCTGTAGCCACACCACCAGTCGGTGTGCTGACGAGTGTTGATGTCGTAGGGGTTGGTGTGGACGCCGGCCAGGTAGTCCTGCCAGCCCTGCTGCCAGGCGTGAGCATTGGCGGTTGCGGTGTTGATGGTCATTGCGCACCTCGAGCAGAAGGAGTGTGGATGGGGCTTTGGGATTGATCGAGCTTCGGGTGATAGCGATTGCGCCACCAGGCGATGCCCTGCTCTGCGATCGACTCGCTGCGGACCTCCTGCAGGCGCGCTTCGTTGACGCGCTTGTGTGTCAGGCGCAGATGACTCTCCATGCCGGATCGGCCAGAAAGCTGCATCAGAACCTCGTCCATCACCTCGCCGGCGTTCCTTATCCAGTCCATGTCGTCTTCACGAACAGAGAGCAGCGCCTTGGTCCACGGCGTAGAGCCGGCAACTTCCAGGTAGACCTGATCCAGATCGTGCAGGGAGAAAGGCCCGCGCCCGGTTGCGGTGGGCATGTCCAGATAGCAGTTCATGAACCCGCCCTTGTCGCTCTGCGGACGGGCGATCAGGAAGACGACGGGGCGACCTGTGGCCTGAGTGGCTTCGGCTGCCTTGCCGTATTCGTCAGCGGTCGGCTGTTCACCCTTCACTTCCAGGTAGATGTCCGAGCTGGGCAGGTAGAAGTCGGGCAGATAGAAGCCGCCCTCGATCTGGAGCAGGTGAGGCTCGTACAGGTAGAAGATGTCCACGGCATCCATCAGCCGAGCCCACATGAGCTCGGTGTATGAGCGGAGCTTGTAGCCCTTGTGCTCGTAGACGGTACGGCGCTTTCTCGCTTCCATTACCAATCCTCCCCACTGTGGGTGCTGACCAGAGAGCCAGGCGCCAGAGATACGAACCGGGACTTGTCGCCCTGGAATGCGGTGAAGACCGTCCCGATCTCACCGTCGCGGTTTTTGCGCACCAGGATCTCGCCGATGCCCTTGGCCTGGGTGTTCGGGAAGTACACCTCGTCGCGGTACACGAACATGACGATGTCGGCGTCTTGCTCGATGGCGCCCGACTCACGCAGATCGCTGAGCACCGGACGCTTGTCAGGGCGGGATTCACAGCCACGGTTGAGCTGGCACAGCAGAATCACAGGGCAACCCATCTCGCGAGCCAATAGCTTCACCTGGCGCGACATGGTGGTGACGTCGTCTACCCTGCCCTTTCCGTCACCCTCGACCAAGCCGAGGTAGTCGATCGCGATGACGCCTAGGTCGCCCATCTTGTGCTTCTGGCGGCGCGCAATGGCGCGGATGCGAGGCATAGTCATCACCGGAACGTCAGTCACAGCGATCGGCGCGTCGCGCAGCTTGTAGGTGGCCATGCCCAGCTCGGTGGATTCCTTGTGCGAGCAGGAACCATCCTTCAGGTTTGGCAGAGGAATGCCGCCCACAGCAGCAATCAGGCGGTCGATCAGCTGGGTCTTGGTCATCTCCAGGCTGATCACTAGGGCCGGACGCTTCTGGTTGATGGCTACGTCTGCCACAACGTTCATGGCCAGGGTGGTCTTGCCCATGGCTGGCCGGCCGGCGATCACGATCATCTGCCCGGCTTTCATGCCCTGGGTGTACTTGTCCAAATCCTCGATGCCTGACTTCAGGCCATCGATTACCTCGCCCTTGATGGCCCGGTCATGGCGCTCCTGCAGGACCTCGATGTGGTCGCGCAGGATGTCGCCGATCATCTGGCACTCACCTTCGGCACCAGAGACGTCCAGGCCCATTACCAGCGACTGGGTCTGAGCGATCTTGTCTTCCACGCTGCCGGACTGGCGGGCGATCTCGTCGATGTCCCGGGCAACCGATGCGATGTGACGAGCAATGGCGCGCTCGCGGATGATCTGGGCGTAAGCCTTGGCGTTTGCTGCGCTGGGCGTGTTGTGCTGGATCTCCGCGGCGTAGACCAGGGTCTGCACGTCGTTGGCCAGCATGGGCTTGCGATCGTTCAGGGTGATCACGTCGACCGGCTTGCCCTCGTCGCTCAGGGCGAGGATCAGGCGGTACAGGTCGGCGTTCTCGGGATAGGCGAAGGCGTCGGCTGCCAGGTCCTCGCTGATCACGTCGATCAGGTGCGGCTGGATCAGCATGGCGCCGATTACGCCGTGTTCCGCTTCCAGGCTATGGAGCTCGATCATTGCTGTGCCTCCAGCTGACGGAAGACAGCACGCGAGCAGATCACCTCGAGGTGCGGATTGACGTTGGCACCGCGGTACCAGACCTGGTTCAGGCGGTTGGCCTTGTCGAACATGGAGCGCCAGAAGCCAGAGTTCTTGTGGGCCTCTGCCTCGTTCCAACGCTCGCAGATCAGGCCGCGAAGGACCTTGTCACCGGCAACGCTAACCGGGGCCAGGTTCGGGCAGGTCTGGTGGTACAGGGCGATGATCTTGTCGACAGGGATGTTCGACTCATCGACACCGCGGCAGTCCTTGAACTTGCGGGCCAGCCAGTTCACCAGGAAGCGGCGGTAGTCTTTCTTCGGGCGGTTGCCGGAAGCCCAAGCTGCTGCGCGAGCAATCTCAGCCTCGACGTCGATCGGCGCGTAGGCCTTGGCCCATTTGGTGATCAGGGAGTGATCGACCTGGAAGTCTTCACCGTCGAAGGTGACCAGTTGCTTGGCCGGCTCTTCGTCCGATGCGTGTTCGGCCCCTTGGGGGGCAGTAATCTGTTCCGAAGGAACAGTTACTAGGGGTTCTTTCTTTGTATAGAGAAGGGAATGTGCATTTTTGGTCTCACTCGCAGCATTTCCCAGTGAGACCACATTGTCCGAGTGAGACGTTTTGGTCTCACTGAGACGGTCATTAGCAGGCTCGAAGAACTGCCACTCACCGACCGGAGAGATACCGATCTCACCGCGGCTACCACCGACACGGAAGATGACCCGGCGAGCCAGCAGATGGCTGATCGCCTTGGAGGCAACGTCACGGCGGATGTTGGTCAGCTTGGCCAGCTCGTCAGCAGTGATCCGGCGGGACTCTTGCTGGTAGCCAATGGTGTTTCGGGCGATTGCCATCAGAATGCGGAGCTCGCGGCCAGGCAGGTCAACTGCCGCCACTGCTTCCATCAGGCTGTTGTCCATTCGGGTGAACCCTCGGGACTTGTCTAGCTGGATGATGTTTGTCATGATTCGTCCTGTTCGATGTATCTAGGCCGGGGTTGCAGCCCCGGCTTTTCTTTGCCTGAAGATCAAGCGACCTTCACGGACTCTTCCAGCTGATCCAGGCTCAACCGGGCTTCAGCAATCTCTCGGCGAATGGCCTGCTTCTCGATCTGGCAGATGCGGCCGTCAGCCATGGCCTTGTGCACTTCCAGGGTCACCTCGGCCATCTCCTTCGAGAAACTCAGCATGGCGCGGTCCATGCCGGTGGCTTCCGGGCGCTCTTTAGCCACCAGGTCGAAGCCAAAGCGGTTGGCCAGCACTTCCAGAATCCGCATGTCCTCGGTGAACTGAAGAATCTGGTGCAGGTGGTTCACGGTCAGCTTGTGCGCGTCGTTGTCCGGGTTGGCGCGCTGCAGCAGGCTGACGTGGGAAAGCCCCATCTTCTCGGCGATGTTGCTGGCACCTGCATCCTTGACGGCGTTGTGGATGGCTCTCAGAAAGTCTTCCATCGTAAAACCTCGTTACAGTTTCAGTGGCCCGGTGCCATCACCGCGGCGAAAATGGTTCCCAGGAGATCAAGCCCAGGGATGGGAATCAGGCGGCCTTCGTTTCTACCGGCTTCGGAGGAAACAGCTTGTCGAGGGTGCTCTTGGCGCCCTTACGGTTCAGCGCCTTGAGAATCCGGCGACATTCGTCCAAGCCAGGCTCACGACGACCGTTCTCGTAATGGGCAATTGCGCCCTGCGTCATGCCAACCGCTGTGGCCAGTTCGGCCTGGGTCAGTCCAACGCGCTTTCGTGTTTCCTTGAGGATGCTCATAGCGAACTCCGTCTGTGTTGATTCAGATAATACATTTTGTACTTGAGGAGCGCAAGGATGCAATACGATTTGTGCGTTGATGGTTTTAGTACAGTGCGTAATATCCCGCGCATGGAAAAATGGACGGACTTGGCCAAATCCAAGATGCGCGAGCTGAAGGTCACCCAGGAGCGTCTGGCAGAGCGGCTAGGCGTTACTCAGGGCGCGATAGGCCATTGGTTGAGTGGCCGGCGTGAGCCTTCTATAGACGTCATCAACAAGATTCTGAGGGAGCTAGGGCTGCCGGCCTTGAGCGTTCAGGGTCCGTCTACCGGCAACACCGAAGAGGCACCCGCAAACAGAGGAAACATTCCGCTTATCAGCTGGGTGCAAGCGGGTGCGTTTCATGAGGCTACAGAGGCATATGCTCCAGGGATGGCTGAAGCTTATCTACCCTGCCCTACCCAACACGGTCCCTGGACGTTTGCGCTCAAAGTGCGCGGCCAGTCGATGTTCAATCCCCACAGCCCGAAGTCCTTCCACGAAGGCGAGATGATCTACGTAGACCCGGATCGTGAAGCAGAGAATGGGTCCTTTGTCGTGGTGAAGCTGGTGGATGAGCAGGAGGCTACCTTCAAGCAGCTGGTAATGGAGGGGTCGCGCCGCTACCTGAAGGCCATTAATCCCTCCTGGCCGGAGCCGTTCATTGAGATAGACGGCGAGGCGCATATTGTCGGCGTGGTCATCGGGAAATACGCTCAGTTCTGATCACATTGGAACTTGCCGCTGCGCATCCTTTCTTCTACTGTATATTTGAACAGTGTCACAGAGAGGAGTCCGCAATGCCCCGCTATACCGATGACGCCAGCAGCATCCAAGGCGCGCCAGCGTCTCAGTACCAAGCCCTGTGCAACCGTATCTCGCACTGCATCAACTCGCCTCGCGCCCAGCGGGACAAGACTGCGCTGCTGGAGCGAAGTCCCGGCGATTCTGATGCAGACTGGGCGAAGCTGCTGGACGAGATAGCGGAGAACGATAACGTGACCCTCGCCCATCGTGACGATGGCAACGTCCAGGTCTTCTGGACCGTCTCCAAGGACTCCTGACATTCAAGCCCGCCTCAGTGCGGGCTTTTTCATGCCTACCAAAAAATTTAGTACGTAATGTATTGACTCAATGGAGTACGTTTTGTATTGTTCACCCGTCGACGCAGCGAACACTGCGAGGCCCTCAAAAGGGCCGCTGCTCTTTAGACAATCTGGGAACCCCGCGAGCCGATCCGCCGCAAGGCGCACATAGCGGGCAATAAGTTTCGGCTCCCGAGCTGGTGCGGATCACCAGCCATGCAGGCCCATGCGCTGCATGCGAACTCAGCCAGTCACCGCGACCGAGCCAGTAGCTCATAGCGGCAGTCGGGAGGACCCGCGACAGGGAAGGCTGAGGGAGAGAACAGAATCGAATTAGCGCGCCTAGCTTCGGCGAAGGGCGCGCCGGACCTCATGCACCCTGCCCCACACATCCGGGCACCCAGAGCTGCAGCGTGCATGTTGTATGGACCCTTGATCCATGGCGAATAGGCGCTGATTGCCGCCGTGGGGAGGAAGCTCAAAGCCCACCACCGAGAACTCAACACCTGCAATCAGCGGCGGGGAGAGGGCGGCGCCAGTGCCGAGTACTGGATGACAGCCGGAAAGACGGCCCGATCACCTTGCAAGAGGCTGTATCGGAGAGCGTCATGGTGGTCGCTTGCGACCTAGCCTAGAGAAGCCGGTTTTTACCAGTGTCAACCTCAGTACCTAGGTGCCGTAGGAAGACCATGACGCTCCCCGATGCAGGAAGACGGAGTCGCGCCAGCTAGCAACCAACAGGGGCTGGCACTGCATCACCCCTTTTCGCCAGTACGCACATCACCGCCAACCCCCAGCGGTGCGTGCTGGCGCTTTTATCCCCGCGCTACGGCGCCCATCGAGACCCACACCATGAACGCATACGCACAGATCGCGGCGCTCGAAGGCGCCCAGCGGAAGTACGACAACGCCTGCCCGCCTGAATCCGAAGCTTGGATCGACACGAACGCCGGTGAGCACTGGCTCAGCTGCTGCACCGAGCGCTTCGAGAAAGGCCAGGACGTCGTAGTCGGATACGTGAAGATCCCCTACATGGATTTCCTCCGCGAGTTCAGCGCCCAGCGCGCCGCCATCGACGCCGAGGACATCGAATTCACCCTAGATGAGCACCTGATCATGGGCACCGTCTGCCACCGGTACGACGGGCTCAAGGGAAAGGTCGTGCTGGAAATCGTCAAGCCGTTCGCCGCCCTGGCTGAGCGGGATGCCAAGGAGGCTGAGCAATGATCCCGAAACCCTGCCGTGCCAACGACATCCTCCGCGAAAAGTGGATCCAGCTGCTCATATCAAGAATGCCAAGACATGAAGCCGCCCAACTGATCCATTGGGCCGAAGCGTACCAGATGCTGCTGGAGATCGACGCCGCGGACTTCGCCTACTGGGAGCGCATCGCTCTCGCCACAGAGCAGCAGCGCCGCAACTTCCTGCGGGCTGAATCGCAGCAGAAGAACTTCGCGCTAGGGAGAACAGCATGAGAATCCACCAGCACCCCAATACGCACCAGCAAGCAGTCGTCGGCAAGACCACTGCCAAGTTCATCGAGGCGCTGCGCCAGTTCGGCGTCGAGCAGATAACCAATCAGACGTTTTGGCGCACCCCGATCCGCATCCGAGGCATGTGGGTAGCGATCATCCTGCTGCCTGGCCGGCCGAACGGCAAGCGAACTGCAGGCAACTTAATCGCTAAGGAGCTGCAAGCATGAGCGAATGGCGAGAAATCAGTAGTGCTTTCCCTGAGCACGGCCAGCGCGTACTGGCTTACTACAAAAATTCGCTAGGCATCGGCCGAATGATCCGAGCTGAGTATATCGAGGCCGGGAAGAGAGAGGCTGATTTCGCAGACCCGGATACTCAGTGCGTCGAGTACGACGAAGAGAATGACTGCTTTTACCTAGAAGCAGGCTGGTACGAACTCATAGACAACTGGGATGAGTACTCAAGCATCGCAGTCACTGTGGGTGACGTAACTCACTGGATGCCCCTGCCGGAGCCGCCGAAATGACCCGCGCCGTCGTCTTCTGCTCCGCCGTTGACCTCCTGGCCTGGTACGGCGTCTTCCTCGCTGTATCCCCCTCTTCCGCTAATCACAAACATGAAAAAGACAGATCCGCTTCGCAATGAAGACGGATCGCTCAAGCAGTTCCTACTGAATGTGGCCGGCACATCCTTCCGATGCCACTGCGGTTGCAACGTCTTTCACAAGCCTGATCGCGAGAGAGACGAATTGTACGAATGCAACTCCTGCGAAGAGCGATACCTCTCCTCCTAACCCACCACCCTCCACCGGCTGCATTCGCGGCCAGGGACGCATTGTCATGTCCGATACCAAAATGCAGCTGTGGAACGAGGTCCAAGCGACCGATCCCAGCGCCACCAAGCAAGCAACCGTCAGTGGCCAACAGATCACCAGCATCAGCGGCCAGCACATGATCCGCCGGGCTACGGAGATGTTCGGCCCGGTCGGCATCGGCTGGGGCTGGTCTGTGGTGGAGGAGCGTTTTGACCAGGGCGGTCCTGTCCGGAATGACAAGGGTGAGGTGCTGGGCCACGAGATAGGCCACACGGTCCGCATCCGGCTGTGGTTTGACCTGAACGGTAAGCGCGGGGAAGTCGAGCAGTACGGCTGCACCCCGTTCGCCTACAAGTCGAAGTGGGGTATCACGACTGATACCGAGGCCCCCAAGAAGTCCCTCACCGACGCCATCAAAAAGGCGCTGAGCATGCTCGGCTTCTCGGCTGACATCTTCCTGGGCATGTTCGACGACCGCGAGTACGTCCAGCTCCGGAAGGAAGAAGAGCAGCTGGCCAAGGCGGAAGACAAGGAAGCCGAGGCGGAGCGCCAGAAGGAAGAGCGCCTGGCGTACCTCAAGAGCGTCGTCGAGTCCATGGCCACCGCTAAGAACGAGCACGAACTCAAGAAGATGCACGACACGGCCGTACGCAAGCTCAGCGCGCGCCGCGATGAAGCCGGCGTCAAGCGTATCGCCAAGGAGCTCGCCACCCAGACCGAGCGCCTGGAAGGAGCCGCAGCATGACGAGCCTCCGGACGCTGACCGAGCAATACGCCGAACTGCAGGAGCTGGCCGAGCAAGGCGACGAAGGCATGGAAGTCGCCATTCGCGACACCATGCAGGCCATCGAAGGCGAGTTCAACGAGAAGGCCCAGGCCCTGATCACCGTCGTGCATAACATGGACAGCGACGTCGATGCCCTGGAGCGCGAGATAGCCCGCCTGACCGACCGCAAGAAGGCCATCAAGGCGCGCCAGGACAGCATGCGCGAATGGCTGCGCCAGAACATGGAAGAGTCGGGCATCACCAGCATCAGGTGCCCGCTCTTCAGCATCACGCTCGCCAAGGGCGTCGAAGTGGCCGTCATCGACCAAGAGTCGGCCCTGCCTGATGAATGCGTGAGCGTCCAGACAACCATCAAGCCCGACAAGCGCGAGATCCTCCGCCGGCTCAAGGCCGGTGAGGAGGTTCCTGGAGCGCACATTGAGCGCGGGCAGAGCTCGGTGAGGATCAAGTGATGAACACCTGCGCCAACCTTTCCCATTCCGAATTGCCTGTGGTCGGGCGCCCAGAAGGGCTCGCCATGATCAGTGACTTCGCCCACGACATCCAAGCTCGGGCAGCCGAGCGCACCGAACTGGACCTGATGATAGCCGCCTACCTCGCCCAGGACGGTCGGATCACCTGCCTAGACCCCCAGCCCGAGCCCCAGGCGATCCATGCGGAATGGTTGAACAATGCGAGACGCGCCAAGCTCATGGCAGCGCGTTCACCGCGCCGGAGCAAGGTGGAGCGTGCAGCATGAAGCGCCGTAAAGCGAATAACGGCCAAGCACGCCGAGAACGCTATTCCCGCGCAGTCCTCCGCCAGTTCCGCGTCGGGGTCCTCAATCTGGATTGGGTCGGACGCCCGGACGAGGTGACCCAATACCTTATCGATCTGAGCAATGGCAAGGAGCTGCGCCACGGCGTAAACGTGGCTGAGGCCGTCTGCGACATTGCCCACCGATGGACCGTTTACATCGGCGTCATGTGCAGGGATCAGAACGGCGTCGAGTACCTCAAGTCGGACGAGTTCGTTACCTCGGGCATTCACAAGGCAGACCAGCTAACGCCGAACATTGAGCAGGCCTATCGCGCCCTCCGCGATTCTTGCAACCCGGCGCACATCGTATCAAGCGGCTGGATAGCCAACCCCTGCGGCGTCTCCCTCAGCGAGGATCAGGCGGCGCATATCTACGACATGGCTGGCGCCTGGCAGCACGTCGAGCGCTCGCAAGCAGCGTAAGAGAACTCCATGAAAACTGAGATCGAGTACTGCGAGGATCTTGCGCAGCGGGTGAGCTATGAAGATGGCTCGCTTTACTGGGTAAAGACTAATCAGAAGCGATATATCGGGAGAGTAGTTGGAAAACGCGACCGCAACGGCTACATGGTTTTGCATACTACCAATAAAAAAATGATCTTCTGCCACAGGCTGATCTACTTCAAGTTTCACGGCTATTTACCTAAATACATTGATCACATTGACGGTGATCCAACAAATAACCGTATCGAAAATCTCAGAGCCGTATCTCTGTGCCAGAACGCGCAGAACGCGAAACTCCCTTCAAATAACACAACAGGGGTTAAAGGGGTATGTTTCGATCCCAAATCCATGAGGTGGACGGCAGTCATAAACGCCAACAGGCAATCTATGCACTTGGGAACCTTCAACAACATATTTGATGCTGCCTGCGCCAGAAGGTCCGCCGAGGTATCTCTCTTCGGAGAGTTCGCTAGATAACTGCATTCCACCCTCACGCCATCTGGCGTGCCGACAGAGTATTGATCATGAACGACGAACAGTTCGAGGAAGAAATGTGCGCGCTGGAAGACTGCGGGCACGAAGATTTTGTTGAGGCACTGCGAGACCGGGATTCTGCCCAGCGCCAGGAGATAGCTAGACTACGCGCCGCCCTCGCAACCCAGCCCGCTGGGCAGCTGTGGGCAGTCCACGCGCAGGGGCCAGATGATCTATACGCTGCATTCTCGCGGGAAGATGCCGAAGCTTTTGCAGCTGGATTAAACGCCCTGCCTTGCCCGCCTGGTATCAGCGTTTCGGCGGTGGTCATTGAGTCGCCGTGGCCTGCTGCCGAGCACTGGAAGTATCTGGCTGAACAGTGGAAGTACCTCGCTGATAAAGAGCAAGAGAGCAACTCCCCGCCTGCCGCCGCGCATGGGGATGAGGCGGTGCAGTTCGAAATTGCCGATGTGGTGGCTGTAAGCCGTGAAGACCTGCTAGCAATGAGCGGGGATGTATGTCCGTCAACCGGTCGAAGCGAAATGGAATGCCTTTTGGCTCAATGGCTTAAAGGCAACGACATCCCGGTGTTCCGCAGGCGACTGTACGCCATGCGCGCCCAGGCCGGCGAAGGGGGTGAGGTGTGAGCACCCTCGAAGATAAGCGTCTGCGCTGCGACCAGGTTAACCAAGTCATCCGGGTTATCGGCACCCATGGCCGGCGTTTCTTCAACCACAAGGGCAGCTTCGCCCGCATGGTGGTGGCCGACAATGGCCGGATCTGGTTCATTGATGACTACAGCGGGAAAGCGATCTACACCCACACATCACCCTGCGCCCGGTGGCGCGGCTTTAGCCACGGCGGCACGCTGCGCAATCTGGTTGTGAAGTTCAGGGACTTCATTCGCACTGGCAAGCCAGTCCATCCAGGGTATCTGGGGCAGGAGCGACAAGACGGCTCGAACATCTGGGGCTATGAGCCCGAGGCCATGGCTATCGTGAGCGCCGAGGCCGGTACGCTTCCGGTATTCCGCCATGATTAGCCGCATGATCCTGCTGACCTGCCCCCGCTGCCACAAGGCTGACGACGACTGCCAGTGCTGGCCGCTGGCGAGGAGTCTGAGGTGAAAGGCTCCATGTCCCGCTTCTCCTTCCAGCACTCCACATCCATCTGCGACATCTGCGGCAAGCCCAGGAATAGGGGCCAGGGTCCGGCGCGGCATGACCGCTGCTCGAAGATCCGCCAGCAGATGAACGCTCACCGTCACGCCAGCTGAGGTGACCTATGTCCATTCGGAAAGACCTGGAGCAGGCACACGGCCTGCCCTTCGATAAGCTCATGGCTCGGTACGCTGCCCAGGACCTCTCGCGCAAAGACACGGCGCGCATCCTGGGCATCTCCTACCAGGCTCTGCTGAAACTCCTTCTGCGTCACGGCGACCCATTCGAGCCCCAGGATGCTGCGCTCCGATACTTCCGGGAGCATGGCGAAACACTGGCAGCGGCAGCGATCAGGTTGTCCAAGACACACACCCTGCACCAGGCAGCGCAGCATCTGGGCACCAGCGGCACCGCCCTGCGAAAAGCCCTGGAAGATCGAGGGCTTCAGGTAACCTTCGTTCAGCGCTACGGCGCAGGCCGGCAGCGAGAGCGTTCAGAGCGGTACCGTTGCTATGAGGTGAACGGCGTCCGCGGCTCCCTTAGAGAGCTTACCGAGCGATTCGCTTCTGTGCCCCTGAGCACCGTCCGGCACCGAGTCCACGCCAGCCACTGGCCAGTCGAGAAGGCAGTGCTATGGCCCTACGTAGAGATCGAAAACCGCGACGCCAACCTCGAACGCATTCATGCCGGCGCCCGCAAGGCCTTTGCCCGCATCAGCGCCAAGCGACGCTCTCGCAAGTCCGCCTGATCCCCTACACCCTACCCCATTGAACCTGCGCCCTGGCGCGGGATGAGGACTGTCATGTCTACGAAAAGCATCGACTGGAGCAAGGCGCCAGAAGGCGCAACACACTTTGAGGCCGCCAGGGACGAAAGTGAGATCGACGTCTTTTGGAGGGTGAAGGATGGAGTAGCCCTTCAGGTTTGGCGATTGATCCCCTGGCGACAAGATCCTTGCGAACAGGTCGAGACGTTCACCTACGGCCCCAAAGGCTGTGATGACTTTGACGCATCAAGAGCTGTGCCGCGCCCTGTGTCTTGGTTCGGCGAAGGCCTGCCACCGGTGGGGACGGTATGCGAATGGCTGGATCCCGGCAGTGATCGCTGGCTTCCTGTCGAAATCGTATTCCTGTCGTCCTGGGTGATCGTCGTGCGCGATACCAACCCCCACCCTGATGGATCGGTTGATCTGGCGTTCGACCTCATCAACGAACACCCGCAATTCAGGGCGGTGCGAACAGCTGAGCAGATCGCGGCCGAGGAGCGCAATAGGGCCCTCGACGAGATGGTTTATGGCGCTATCGGCGCTGTACGTAACGGGCACAACACTACTGCTTTCGTTCTTTGCGGACTCCTCTACGACGCCGGCTACCGCAAGGTCGAAGGCGGTGCAGCATGACCATCCTCGTACAGCAGCAACTGCGCGAAGCCACCGAGCGCCTGATAGCCGAGGGCGAAAACTGCTGGCCGGCAACGGTGGAGCGCTTCACCGAACTGGCAAACCCTGCAGCCGTCCTGGCCCTGCTGGATGAGCTGGACAAGCTCAAGGCGGAGAACGAGGAGCTGCGGCGCGGGCAGTCATCGCTAGAGGCTATAGCCACTATGCCGGCCGACCAGATCCGCGAGTCCTACAACAAGGCCTACTACGCGCCGCGGGAGATCGGCTCTGACGCTGAGCAGATCCGCGCCGGCATGACTGCAGTCCTGCGCAAGGTGATGACTAAGGAGCAGCCATGAGCACAGACCGCGAACTGCTGGAGCTGGCGGCGAAGGCTGCGGGAATTCGACTGGATAGCTGCGGAGAGAATGGCGGCTGGTACTGGCCGGACGGAAAGGATGGCGCGGCCATGCCTGCTCCGTGGAATCCGCTTGGAGTCGACGGCGACGCGCTGCGCCTGGCTGCAACACTGCGCCTTCAGATCCTTCCCGGCAAGCATCATGGTGACGGGTGCAGTGTGAACCCGACACACCACAGTACGCCTGGCGTGACGTCATTCGTCGAGAGCAAAGACATGGCCGAGCAAATGCGCCGCGCCATTACCTGGGCCGCTGCCGAGATCGGACGGGCCATGCCATGAGCCGAATCGAGCACGCAATCGGCTCACCTGATGATCCGCACCAGCCGAAGGGGTCAATGTGCGCAGCCTGCCAGTACGCGGCGCGCAACTGCTCCGCCCTGCCCTTTGGCCAGATGCCAGTCATCAAGCGGTATCCGGACGGCGTGAAGGCCGTTCGCTGCCAACAGTTCGAGAAGAGGATCAGCCATGTTCCTGACTGAAGAAGAGGTCGCCGAGCTGACCGGCTACAAGCGAGCTCGGGACCAGGTGCGCTGGCTGGATCGTGAGCGCTTCGGCTTTGTGATAGACGGGAACGGACGGCCCAAGGTGCTGCGCGAGGTTGTCCTGGCGCGCCTTGGATCTGTGTCGTCGAAACGGAAGGAGCCGCAGCTGCGGCTTGCATGAGGAGATAGGCGAATGCGCCGACGCATGAAGGACCGGCACCTGCCGGCGTGCATGTACCAGAAGCACGGGGCCTACTACCTGGTGCGCAAGAACGTATGGACGCGGCTCGGCGTGGACTACCAGGAGGCCCTGATCGCCTACGCCAAGGCGATGGACCCGAAGAGCCAGGGCGGGATGCCCGCGCTCATCGACAAGGTGCTGGAGCACATGACGCCGCGGCTGGCGCTGAACACGATCAAGCAGTACCAGATCGCCGCAGCGAAGCTGAAGGAGACCTTTGCCGAGTTCGAGCCGCGTCAAGTACTGCCGAAGCACGTCGCCCTGCTGAAGATGCACATGGCCGACACGCCGAACATGTGCAACCGGATCCTCTCGTTCCTGCGGGTGGTCTTCCAGCACGCCCTGGAGTGGCAGCTGGTGGACTCGAACCCGTGCGTGGGCATCAAGCGCCATGCCGAGAAGAAGCGCGAGCGCTACGTCACTGATGACGAGTTCCACCGCATCCTGGCCGCCGCCGGGCCGAACATGCGGGTGATCTACGAGATGTGCTACCTCACCGGCCAGCGCATCAGCGACGTCCTGGCCATCCGCCTCTCGGACATCTCGCCGGAAGGGATCGCCTTCAAGCAGCAGAAGACCGGCGCGCGCCTAGTGGTGCGGATGACGCCCGACCTGCAGGCGGTTATCGATCGGGCCAAGGCGCTGCCGCGGCCGGTGCGCGGGCTGACCCTCTTCTGCACGGCCCGGGGCGGGCGGCCGGTGAACTACCAGACCGTGAAGCAGATGTACCAGATCGCCTGCGACCGCGCCGGCGTGGCTGATGCCACCCTGCACGACCTGCGCGCCAAGGCGCTGACCGACACCAAGCGCCAGGGCAACGATGCCCAGAAACTGGGCGGCCACACCGACGCCAAGATGACCGCGCGGTACATCCGCAACCGGGAAATCGACGTCGCAGAACCGCCTCGGATGCCGACAAAGGGCGCCTAAGTATTAGACAATGGGGCATTGTCAAATAGACGCCCCCTCCAGAAAGCCAGCAATGACCGATCTTTCCGCACACACCCCGATGATGCAGCAGTAGTTGTGTCTAGGCGCTGGAGGCCGCTCTGCTGCTGGCTTCGCTTCGAAAACTGTCTAATCTGGTTTCGCCGATTTG